CCCTCAACCCCGTCAATGCGGACCGGGGGCCCGATAGACGGGGCAGAGCCCCCGGTCCACATCGACGGGATCGATGGATATCACTGGATCCGAGGGTAAAAAAACTCTGCTCTATGACTTAAAACTTAAGACTGAACGAGTTTACGTGGTTCTGTGAAAGTAGCATCAAACTCGATCAATACATTGCATCGAACATTGATAGTATTCACTGTAGCGTTGTTATACGCAAACACATGGATATATGTTTGTTCAGTAGGATTAGACGCAGCATCACCACGATAGAGATCATCTCCGACGATACTCTCTTGACGTCCATTTATCTTAGCGATATTGAACGGAATAGTAAGCTGACAATGAGCTTTAGAGTCACCAGTTGCCTTTGCAATATAAGAATACCTGAGCATACCATTCTCAAGCAACTTGGTGTAGACTGTCTCGACTGATGAATCAGGAAACAAGCCGATACCGACAAATCCGGACTCTCCGACAGTCTCATTGACGAAATCAACAGTAATCTTTCCAGATTGAACTGTATAGTGCTCATACATTGCGATGAGCTGATCGAACGACATAGGTTGGTGACCGGCACCTGTAATGTCAGGATCATACAAACCGTTTGCAGAATAAACGTATGCTGTAGAATTCGTTGCAGATGGTGAAATCAATCGTGAATCAGCATAAAGAAGCTTCCCACGATGTTTCAAAGCAAGAATAGCGGGTCTGGTAAGAATATTCAGAGGTCTGAAATTATTGACCCTAGAAGGAGCTCGAACAACGATCTGGGGTTGTTTGACCATAGGATAACGCTTTGCTACCTTGGCACGCACAACACGCCTCGGAACACGCGATTTTGCTCGCTTATATTCCATCGCGATTAATTGTTTTCGTCCAAAAGTTTCGGAGTATATACCCCTACATAAACTTTTTAAAAACAATATTAATTAATTAAATATTTAATTAATGAATAAAACAACTTTCTGAAAATAATATTAATTAATTGATTAATTAATAATTTATATATATATATACATCTGTATATACCCGCATGCCATGCAAGCTAGAAACCACTGCTTTACGCTTAATAACCCTGGGGAGGGTGACGAAGCTACAGTGTTGGGATTTTCTGCTAAATACATTGTATTCGGACGCGAAAAAGGTGATAAAAAAGAAACGCAACATCTACAGGGCTATATCGAGTGGGGGAGCGCAAAACGCATCGAAGCCCTTAAGAAGTTACATCCAAAAATACATTGGGAAGCAAGACTCGGAACAGCAAAACAAGCCTCCGACTATTGCAAAAAAGGTGAACAATCCCATGAAGAATGGAAATCAAAAGGAACTGCAGGAGAGAACTACGGAAAAAATGCCTCCGTGGTCGAGTTGGGAACTCTCAGTCGCCCTGGCAAGCGTTCTGATCTTCATGGGTCTAAAGAAGGAGCCTTAGATATTGTAGCTGAAGCCATACATGCTGGCGCTACAATAGAAGAGATTAACCGTGACTACACGGCTACTTTTATTAGATTCCATAAAGGTATCGAAAAAAGCATCAATCTAATGCAAGAGCATAGAATTGAAAGACCGATCGTTCGCTGGCGCTATGGGAAGACCGGAGTAGGTAAATCCTTCGCTGTCCGCAAAGAATTTCCAGAACATTATGTCAAAGATGGAACACAATGGTGGGATGGTTATAATCAACAAGAATGTATACTTATTGATGATTTTGATGGACATTGGCCTTTCCGCGATTTCCTCCGCCTCACAGACGAAGGGCAATACCAAGGTCAATATAAGGGTGGATACGTCAAGATAAACTCTCCGTATATATACATAACTTGTTCATATCCTCCTTGGGAGATATTTCGTGTTCCTGATGACCTGGAACAAGTTATGAGACGCCTTGAGAGTGTAACACACGTTAAGGCGATTGGGGAAGAAGAGAAAGTTGAACCCCCCAAAAACTGATAATCCGGTTGTTTACCTCTATTTTTTTGGGTGTGACAGGGGTTTATAGGGTGTGACAGAGGTTAAAGCAAGCTTTTTACTCAACCTATAAGACTTAATCCCTGTTTAGAACACACCTATTCGATATTCTCAAGGTGTGACAGAGGTCGAGGGTAATACTAGGCCTCGACCCCCCGATAGACACGGACTTTGTCCACTTCTGACCTGATTCGGGATAGGTGATATCCCTCAACCCCGTCAATGCGGACCGGGGGCCCGATAGACGGGGCAGAGCCCCCGGTCCACATCGACGGGATCGATGGATATCACTGGATCCGAGGGTAAAAAAACTCTGCTCTATGACTTA